ATGCACAAGAAGACCTAGCTGTTCCTGAAGAAGATATAGATGATGAGTTTAAATCGGCTGAAGAGATAGCAGTTGACACAGCTAAAGCTATGAAAGCTATAGCTACTTCTATGACAGGACAGAAACGTAATATAACCCTTAAGAAGTTTGCCTCTCTTGATGACCAGACTAGAGAGGACATTGAGTTTGATGAGCATGACACCTATTCTGTAACACAGCAAGTGGTTGATGCTTATGAAGCTAATGAACAGACCACTGCACTAGCAGACACAGCTCCAGCACAGGGCTTAGCAGCTAAAGTTGCAGCGTTACCTGCTGACCTTAAGACTAAGATTAGAAAAGGATATATAGATAAGATATATGGATGGACTGCACCTGAAACATTATGGGCTATTAATAACTCAGAGAAGTTAGAAGTTGTAGATACGTTACAAGAGAACTTGAAAGGTAAAGGGTGGGATGGTGCTACAGCCTTTATGGAAGCTGTTGATTTAGTAATGGAAGGTAAGGTTAACACTGTTGAAGAGGCTAAGACATATACAGAAGAGGGTGTTAAAGACCAACTTCTATTCAGAGGACGTAAAGATAATGAAGGTACACCAAGATATCCAGGTACTTTCTATTCATCTGATAAAGTAGTAGCAGAATACTATGCAGGAGATACAGGTAAGGTATTTGAAAGAGATGTAGACTTACAGAATACACTAGACATTGATAACATACCTAATAAAGAAGAGATGCTTGCTGATTTAGAAGCATATATGATAGAGAAAGGTGTTGACTATACTAATGAAGATACAGGTAGTTACCTATATGATGTATTCAGAGGTAAGGAAACAGACTTTGCTTATCCAATACAGGCTGATTCAGACTATCTATTAGATAGAGGTTATGACTCAGTTAAATATGAAAGAGAAGGAGGGGTTAAACAAGATGGATTCTTTATTCCAAAGAGGGAAGGTGAACCTTTACTTGATGCTAAATCCTCTACTAAGACAGACAATACAGTTGAAGAAGTTAAGCAAGAGATAAAAGAAAAGTTTGGTAGACAGTTTAAGAATATTGAAATAGTACAGACTACTGACCAACTCCCTGATTTCCTTAAAGATAGAACTAATAGTAGCGGTATATATGTACCAGGCTCTAATGAAGCCTCAGAGACAGGTATAGACACTATCTATATAGTGACAGACCAAGTAGTAAGTGGTGAAGTAAAGGGGCTTATGTTGCACGAGAAGGGCATTCATGAGCTACTTAAGAATGACCCTATATATCAGCGTGTTGTCAAGGCTATCACTTCAGGTAAGACTAAGGAGTCTCAAGCAGCAATAGACCATGTACAAACCTTAGTAGATAATGGTGATGTTGATGTTGTTAATCAAGAAGAAGAAACATTAGCTTACTTCATGACTAACAACCCTGATACTGCTGCTGCTCAGAACATATTGTCTAAGATTAAACTTTGGTTTAAGAAAACATTCGGTATGAAATTAACAGACCAAGATGTTATACAAATTGTTAATGATTTGGTAGCTAAAGATAAAGGAGTAGAGAGTACAACAGGTAATGTAATGAACTCCTTAACTTCAGATAGAAGAGCACGTCTTGATGCTACATATACAGCAGCTAATGCTAACCCAGAGGTTAAGGGGGCTATTATAGCAGACGTATCAAGTACAGATAATCCAGAGTATCAAAGCAAGGTGATGAGTGCTCCACAGACTCTGTATGCTGCTGTCTGGGATGCTTCACAAGGTAGACCTGCTGCATTAGCAGCAAAGGGTGGAGATGTAACTAATACTCTTAAAGAGAAATGGCTTAAATGGATGCCTCAGTCTGAGGTATTAAGGGATGCAGTAAATAAAGGGTTAACATCCTTTGGGAAACTACAAGATTTAACAGATAGGACTAGAGCTGAAGCACATACCAACATACAAGAAGCTACTGATAAAACTCTCCAGCCTGCAATAGATTTTCAGAAGAAAAATCCTGAAGAGTTTGAAGAAACTAGGAAGTTAATGGTTAGAGCTACTGTTGATAATGTTGATATGAAACAAAGCAGAAGATTTAAGAATCTTTCTAAGGAAGCTCAAGATGTTTATACATCTGTTGAGTCTTATTATAAAGACCAGACTAGCAGATATATAGGAGCATTACAGAAACAGTTAGATGCCTTAGTTACTGACGATAGTAAGAAAGAAGAACTACAAACTTATATAAATACTTTTAAGAATGATAATGTTTACTTTCCTATGCAAAGATTTGGTAAATATAGACTAGATGCTGTAGATAAGAGTGGTGTAAAGTATGTATCCTTCTCAGATAGGAAGTCTGAACTTAAAGAAGAAGAGAGACAGTTAGTAGCCCAAGGTTTTACAGTTACAGGAACAGGTAACATAGCTAAGTACAGTTCAGATGCACAGAAGACTATGAGTGAAGCTGATTACCTTAAAGCAGAGAGATTGGTAGACTCTTTAGGTGGTAGTGAAATAGCTAAAGAAGCTCTATGGAAAACCTTTATGCAGATGGCCCCTTCTACTGCTCTTAAAGATAGAATGAAGAAGAGAAGAAATATAGCAGGTGCTAGTACAGATTTGATTAGAGGGTTATCTACTACTATGAATCTATATAGAGACATAGCTAGAAGAAACAATGCTGTAGAGAGAGCTAGTATCTTTGAGAATGCTGTACAAGATATGAAAGATATGGATACAGATAAGAAGCTTAAGGCTGAACAAGTATATGAAGAGTTGGCAGCAAGAGAAGAACTAGCTGGTAAGAGTAGAGCAGGCTGGAGTTCAGGTTTATCTAAGGCTAACTTTGTTTTAAATCTAGGCTTCAATCCTTCTTCTGCTATAATCAATATGACTCAGAATGTTATTGTAGGTCTACCTATACTTGGTAGTAAGTTTGGATTTACTCGTTCATCTGCTGCTATGACTAAAGCATTGACAGATAGCTTCGCTGTTATCAGGGGTATGAAAACTGGTAACAGCCCTCTTGAAGGAGATGAAGCTGATGCTTTTAATCACTGGAAGAAGGCTGGTACATTTGATGCTACTCAAGCTAATATGCATATTCAATTATCAGAAGGTGATAGTAAGAATTATAATTCATTAACCGATAAAGCTATTGAGGTTAGTGCTTGGATGTTCCATAATGCTGAATTAGCTAATAGAATTACAGCTGGATTAGCTGCATATAGATTAGCTAAAGACTCTGGTATGGAACATAAAGAAGCTAAGGAATACAGTAGTAAAGCTATTCTTGATATACACTTTGACTACAGTGAAGAAGGAAAGAGTAGATGGCAGAGAGGAGATGCTGGCTCAGTTATGTTAGCTTTCAAATCCTACCCGATTAAGATGGCTTATTTCATGACTAACAATGTTAAGAAAATGGTTAGGGGTGAGAGTAAAGAAGTTAAACAAGAAGCTTATAAGCAGTTCTTCTCTACGTTAGCCGTTACTGGTATGTTTGGTGGAGCTATGGCTTTACCTATGAACTCAGCTTTAATGTTAGTAGCTGATATGCTAAGTGATGATGATGATTGGGATGCTCATAAGGCATTTAGTGAATGGGCTACTGAGGTAGCAGGAGAAGAGGGAGGAAAGATTCTAACTAATGGACTTGTATCTTATGTAACAGGACTAGACCTTACAGGTAGAGTTAGTTTAGATAAGATGTTCTTCCGTATACCTGATGGAGGAGGTTCACCAGAAGATTGGGGTGATGAGTTATTCAAATCTATTACAGGACCTATCGGTAGTAGAGTTAGCTCTATACCTAAAGGGCTTGAACTCATATCAGATGGTAAGTATGCAGCAGGTATGGAAAAGATGATGCCTTCTATTGCTTCTAATATGAGTAAAGCTTACTTATGGGGTGAAGCAGGTAAGGCTGTCAATGCTTATGATACTGTGATTGAGAAAGACTTTGATGGTAAGGATGCTTTCTGGAGAGGTATAGGTTTTAGTTCAACAGACTATGCTAGAAGTAATAAGCAGATATGGACTGAGAAAAGAATAGAGAGAGGGGCTAAGGAACGTAAGACTAAACTGTTAAGGAATGCATCTATGGCTTTTATAACAGGTGATGCAGAAGATAAGAGAGAAGCTCGTATTATGATAAGAGAATATAATAGAACAGAAGGTAGAGAGAGTCCTATTACTCAGTCTACCATTAGAAAACGTGTCAAGCAACTCAAGGAGAAGTTAGGTGAATAACCCATTCTTTAATCAAGTCTTAAATGAGACAGGTCCTGTATATGAAGACGCACCTAATACAGATAGTGATTACACTATACCCTTGGGTAGCAACTTCAATGAGAAGCTTCAACAAAGAGATATAACAGGTGTCAATCCTAAAGACTTATCTATGATGGGTACAGCTCCTCAGGTTGGTCCTTCATTCTTAGAGAGTATTGGCCCTAAACCAATGGAAGGAAAAGCAGGAAATATTATGTTTCCAGATAAGGAAGAAGCAGTTTATACTGATGAATTCATTGCTACTTTAAAAGATGCTGAGAACTGGAAAGGTAAAAAAGAAGCAACAGGTTGGGACTCAACCACTAAGACTTGGTTCCCTTATGAGTCTTTAGAGAAGAAAGGGGGAACAGATACGGTTGGTTATGGACATAAGATGTCACCAACTGAACACAGTTCTAGGATAATTAAGATAGACGGTGAAGATGTAGATTTAAGTAAGGTAGGGTTAACTGAAGAACAGGCAGGGTGGCTTCTTGATAAGGATATAGAGAAGCATGTTGAATCTATTAGGGGTAGGATTGAAGACTTTGATAGTTTTGACCAGAACTTACGTAGTGCTCTTATTAGTGTAGACTTTCAAGCTGGTGATGTAGGGGAGGAAGCTAATCAGTGGCCTAAGATGGTTAAGGCCGCTAGGGAAGGGAATGCACAAGAGGTTTATAATCAGATGTTATCTTCTTGGAAAGATAAGAAAGGAGTAAAGCATTATGATTATGGAAGAAGAAATAAGTTTGCTACTGCATTAGACCTACTCCCTCCAGAACCTATCCCTTCCCCTACATATGTAGAAGAAGGAGGAGTATTAGGTTCTCCTGTTAGGTAAGAAGAGGAATTAAATACTGCATCAATTCCCCTGCATATATGAGATGGATGTTACCTCCGTCCATCCATATAGCATCATGTAGTTGTATGTAATCATTATTCAATGACATACTTTTCACCATTGTAAATGAATTCTTTTAGTTGAAAAGAAAAGGATTCATCATAAGAGAAGAGTAAGGCCTCTACTGTTCCAGGATAATTCTCAACCTTCACATCCCGTACAGTCATGTACCCCCTATCATCTATATAGCCACAATACTCAGGCTCTATTATTGGTGATTCTTCTTCCCAATCATCACAACTCCAACCACTAAACTGATAGTCAGCATAGTAATCTAAGCACTCTTGGTTAAAAGGTGGTTCATCTTCTTCTACATCTGGGACTTCACAAGACCAACCACTAAAGGTAAAGTCCTCATGCTCTTCTATACACTCTTTTACATACACCTCCTCACATTGTAAGGCATCTGGATTATTACCATTCATACAGGATTGATAGTTATTGTCAGCCCACCCTGCCATAACGGTAGATGTGGCTAAGGCTAAAGTTGTTACTGCTAATACTTTAATAAATGTTTTCATTATATTCCTTAATGCTTAATGTTGTGGTTGTATGTCATTGTCATTTGGTGGTCCTTCTTCCACCTCTGTAAAGACTGGGAAAGGATGCTTTAGTTCATCTAGTATAAAGATTAACAGTGCTACTATTATGGCTGGTATACCATCCCATATAGATGCTGTTAATGCGAGAAGTCCTAATACATATAGAGCTATTTTCTCTGGCTCTATCCAATACGTCTTACTATTTAAATCTACTAACATATCTACTCCTATTTAACTGGACATATTCCAGTACTACATTCATTATCTTCTAACTCTTCAAAGGTTTCAGTACCATCAAAAGAGAATTCTCTTAGCTTACTAGCATACTCCTCCCATTTTTCTTTTGTAGTTACATCTTGAGGTAGGTAATCAAAGCCTAGGTCCTCTGCTGTCTTAGTTGGGTCATCACGTAACAACCATGATACTCCTACATAACTCTCCCAGTTCTTATGCAACCAATCTACTATCTCAGGTACTTCAGAAGGGTCATAGCTTACAGTGATAGAGCAATTATGGTCAACATAATTATCCATAACAAGCTTATAACGGTTAAGCTGAATAACAGCACTGTCTGTATTAACTTCCAGTTGTACTCCTTTGCTATTAACTTTATCAAAAGAAACATTATCCCATACAATAGGAAACTTAACAATACAAGATTCGGTATCCCTGGGACTGTCAACAATGTCATACCCTGCTCCTCTCAGTTTAGGTACAAGGGGGTCAGCCTTAGCAAATATAATATTATTAAATATATATTTACCTAAAGGCTTATGTATACCTTCTGTTGTTCCCATAACTTTGCTGAGTGTCCCAGACGGTTTAATAGTTGTGACAGCTTTGCTACGTGGGAGGTTGAGTTCATCTGCCATAGAGTTAACAGCTCCCTGAGCAATTCCTCGTAACTCTTTCCACGCATCGGGAACACTTTGAAACTCCCATCCAACAATCCCTGTAACTCCCACTCCAGTGAGTCTAAGGAATTGATTAAGTTCATGCCATGAGTCCTGTAAGATTCCATCTCTAAGGTCAACACAGGTCTGACGATAATTAGCTCTTCCAATAAGGTGGAGTGCCTGCTTAAGTTCTCTGAACTGTCCATTAAATGCTGCAAGGTTTGTCTCCACTAAGTTACAAAAACTTTTATTACCTAATAAGATTTCAGCACAAGGGTTTAATAGCTTGAACCAAGGAGCTCTACGTAGTGCTTCCTCTGCATTAATAAACCCTGGCTCACTACCCCTTCCTGGTGTACCTTCCTCACCTTCTAGCATCATCTCGAACAGACCACGTATCTCAAGCTTAGTAGGCTTATGATAGAACAACAAGCTATTGTTGCTTTGGAAGCGTTGTTCATTACCTGGCTGGTCTCGCTTAGCTACAGCAAACTCTTCCCATTCCTCCTCTCCAAATCTATGAAATGCTATCTCAGCACTACGTCTACTAGATAATACAGTTCCCATCCAGTTGCCAACATCCAACAAATCAATACGGGTAAGGAGTTTACCTGCTCGCTTGTTAAGGATTTCAGCAATAGCAGGCATAGCAATAGATATGCTACTGTCTCCAGAACTAATCCATCCATAACCTTTTAACCTCTCACCCGCTGGCCTGATTCGAGAGAAGTCAAACGTAAGCTTCTCTGCTCTGAACTTACCAGCAAGCAACTTACCAAAAGCTTTGGCCCATGCTTCAGCTGAATCACCCACTGATATGGTCCAATGCACACCATCGAAGGTTTCAATATTGTCATCAACTCCCTCCCTCTTCTTTGTTAATTCACTACGTATCACTTCTATCTCAGGTATGTTCTTACTAAAACCATTTAATATACCTTTGTTAGAATGGAAACCTACTCCACAACCTTGCATTAGTAACCATATCTGGTCTACTGAATCATTGATTGTTTCAAGTATGTGTCCTGCACAGTTGAATTGACTAGCTTCTCTTTTTCTAGCAACAGCAGTTCCTCCAAGCCATAGAGTTCGTCCACTAACTGAGGACTTCCTAGAAAGCAGGAGTCTTCTGAGAGCAGATAGTTCCTCAATCTCCTCGTCATTAAGAGGTAGACGTTTAGCTCTCTTCCATAGCCATCGTTGGTGTCCAATAACTCTCTCAATTGTTTCCTCCCATGTCTCGAAGATAGTTCCTTCATTATTCAATGGTCTGTTGTATGTTCTACGAGTTATGACTTGCCCTCGTATCTTGTTATGTTGAAGACCCTTAACTTGCTTTAACAAAACTACCTTCTCCTTCACATTTAAGCTCCTCTTTAACAGACTTAGGTTTACCTTCATAAATAAAATCCATTAGTTCTTTTAGTTCTTGTTTACCATAGCTTATCCTACACTCCTTACTTCTATAAAGGTCATCACTTGAGTCAAGCATTTGACTGTCTATAAAAGTAGATACGTCTTCTCTATTCCTCATCCTCATCCTCCAACTTAACTACATAAGTCTTAACCCAGTCAAACTCAGGGTCGTTATTGGATAGCTCCTTTAACTTAGCCTCTGCATTTTCTAACTTCTTATAGAGATAGGACAGATAGGCTCCTTCATAAGCAAATCCAGCATCAACTTTATAAATATTCATTGTTTATTTCCATTTACATTTTCTTTTACGTCTATGATAAGGACAAGTGCTTTGATGTACTGGATTACCATGACTCTTGCAAGCATAGGTAGATACATTACATTCCTTCTTTGTGTAAGAGTAAAGACAAGTGTCACAGCTAATCATACCCTACTACTATGAGCCTAGCCCAGTCTGTATCCTCAGGCATAACTCTCATTTCTTCTGAAAGAAACTCAGAGCCATAAGCTGTTGTACCATAACGTCCTTTACGACAAAAATATTCTGAACCACTATTACCTATGAATATAAAAGCTTCATCAGTATCTACTACATCAACTATACCTGAGTTCAATCTCCAGCTATCTCCGTAAAGGTATGAGCCAGACCAAGTACCAAATACTTTATACAGCTCCCCTTTTATTACCTCTATTACTAACCATCTATCAGGTGTTATCATTCTTCCTCCTATATATCTTATCATCTTCAAAAGTAAATGTAATTACACTAGACCATCCCCATAACTTAGATATTTCTTTCTCCTTCTTATGAGCTAGCTTCTCACTGAAGTAATAATATACTTCAACAGCTGGTTCGTAGTGGTCTCCCCCTTCTACCATAAAATATTCTCTAGCCATACATCCACCCCTCATAAACCTTAGCCTTACTAATGTCTTGGTTAGCATCTCCTTTCTTACCTGCTCTTAACCTATACTTAATACTATTACCTTTATAGTAACCCATTAACTCCTCATCATTTAATACTAACCGTATAACATCTATCACTTCCTTATCAGGAGACCATCTATAATGTTTAGGTTTATTAATTATATCTTCTATACCTTGTATTACTTCATCCATTATATCACACCCTTCACATGTTGTTAAATTACATCCTATACATTCTCCATACAGTCTGTTTGTCATATTAACCAACCATCTGTATTCATCATCATTACTATAAACATTCCTATAATATAACCAAATCCTATTGACATAAGAAAATAAAATAAACGCAATATTAACTTCTCCATTACAACTCCTTCACCAGTGGTGAATAACATTTAAAATAAGTACTAACTCTGTGATAGCAGTTAGTACGATTATAGCAACCTCAGTCTTCGTCATAGTTGTAGTGTTCTTTTAATGTCTGTTCTGAGTTACCATTTAATCCGATAGCATTAATCCTTGCATTATCAGGCCAATCCAAATCACACTGACAAGTAACAATAGGAATAATAACTTCACCCTTGCTATCAAATTTAGGACAGTCATTACAATAAACTCTCACAACTATACACCTCTTGTATGTTCCGTTCACTTACCCATTTATTCCTGCTAGTTTTTATGCCAATAAAATTCCTGTCATATATGTACGTCTCAATATATAATAGATTATATTGATGGTCAATATACCATCTACCTGTAGGTATTAATGGCTCTTTATTATAGCCATATATATACGTTAACTTCATGCTGCCTCCTCTACATCTTTAACATCAACCTCAATAGTAGGTGGAATAGGCATGTCCATCCAGTAGATGACATCTTCTATCAAATAGTCCTCATCATTATACCAGCCATCAACCCCCATATATACAGCAGCTTCCACTATCTTAATAGAAGATGAGTATACTAGTACTCTATCACTAATACTTATACCATTCTCTTTATATAGTGAAGGTTTAATCTCTGATGTCTTCCACCACATTCCCTTAACTACTTTCATAACATACATCCTCTTCATAAGGTTCACTGCTACTTCTAATACGTTGTTCACATACCTTAAAAGAACTAAGAGCAATAGGCATACCTTCAGGAACTTGCTTCTCCCAATGGACTGGGTGTCTATGGCATACATGCCGTAAGCATTTCCTATCGGTACAAAATGTCATATCTTTCCAAGTCAAATTACACCTCCAATAGCTTAAGATTAATTAGCTCACTATAAACCAGTGAGTATACATCACCTCTCTCTTCTCCTTCAGGCAGTGAGGACCAATATTTCATAACAAGATACATACCATATTGACTTACAATTGAACCATCCATGTTACTTCTCACCATATTAATAACACAGGTAGCCCTATTCTTCCTCCTTATCTCATCATCTTCTATATGATTAAACAGACTATAACCTTGTACTTCATCTTCCATTACGTCTACGCTCTGTTGCAATGTCTCTTTCCTTCTTTGTTTTCTTCTTGTGACAATCATAACACAACACTTGATAGTTGTCAACCTCTACAAACATTCTATCTATATATTTATTCCAATCAGTAAAACCGTAGGCTGGGTCTACGACAGGAATAATGTGGTCAACACAGGCGTTGTTACGTCTTCTCTTGTTACCTTCAAGCGGAGGGAGAGTGGCAGGTCCTTCCATTCCACACTCCCCACACTTATATACTCCTCGTCTAACCCATGCAGCCCTTTTACATACAGCCTTTGGTCCCCATCTACTATGCGTATTTCGTAGACCTGAGGTAATGAAGGAATGAAATCGTGCATCAGTCCACTGTCCTCCATTTCTCATGTCCTTGTCCACTCTGTGTTATCCAACCAATCTTGGATTAGCCATTTTAATTCAATAAGTTCTTTCACATCAAGAAACACTTCACCAGGACCAGACCGAGCTGTTATGCTCACTCCGTCCTTGTGTTCTAAGAAGTAAATCTTATCACTTATTTCTTTCATTCCTTCTTTCATTTCTTATCATCTTCTAGTAGGTAGTCAGTAAGAAACTCTATCATCCTTTTAGCATCCTCCTTACCAATTACAACCCCACTAAAAACTTCCATTTGTAAACATAGATTATTTCCTAATACTAAACTAAAGGAATCATCTTCTACTATCTGGCAGTTCACCTTTAAAGTTTTTAGTTTGTTCTCTTTCATAAGTATCCCTTGTTTCTTTTGTTGAAATTGTAGGAAATAATATACACTCTTGACAAGGTATATCATTACAATA